GGACTATGATGCCCCAACCCAGCTACTCGTTTCGAAAGATTTCAAACCAACTTACTTTAAGGGGACAGTTCCGAAGGGAATTTTCTTCCCGATGTGCGGAATGAATCTTGCGTTTAGAAGAGAGGCACTACCTTACATATTTTTCGCACCAGTTGGGCAGTATAAGGGGGCGGAACGTTTTGACGACATTTGGGCTGGGCTTGAAATTGTAAAGGATTTTGCAAGATTGAACTGGGGAATTGTTTCAGGTTATGCAAAAGTTAATCATTTAAGAGCCAGTAATGTATTTGCGAGTTTAGAGAAAGAATGTGTTGGGATTAGAAAAAATGAGGAATATTATTTAGGTATTTATGATGAGTGGTATAAAGATTTTATTATTAAAAGGCAAAAATGGTTGACTATAATCTCAAACACCTAATCCAAGCCGACGAACAAAGTAATCCTGGCCCTATTCAAGACGATGAGGCATTATTTCTATTTGCCTTAATAAGGGTTACTCGCATCAAAAGAATTGTAGAATTTGGAGCAACCTTGGGATATAGTGCTAAAAACTTTTGTGAAGCGATAGGCAATAATGGAACAGTTTATTCTGTTGATTGGGGATTAGAAGAGATATGTCCTAAATTGGCCGTTAATCATAAAGTTATTATTAAAAATGTTGCAGATATAACCGCAGATGATTTAGATAATGAGCCGATTGATTTATTATTTTTTGATTGCCACGCATACGAAGCCGAGCTTTGCGCGTTTCAAAATCTTCGCAAGGCAGGCATTATTACAGACAAAACTATCTTAGTTTTTCACGACACTAATCTTTGGCCGACTAAGGACTCTCCAAATCTTTCAAAAGCCGACTGGGTTGAGATATCTTATGAGGTTGAAGGAGGTTGGAGATTTTGTCCACCTGAAAGTCAGTTGGTAAATGATTTTAAGGAAATGGGTTACGATATTTTAAATCTCGGTACAAAAAGAGATGTTCACGGAGAGCATTTTCCTTATAGGTGCGGTTTAAACATAGTTAGCAAGTTTACTCCGCTTGAATTGAAATTTGGAGCAACAGCACCCTGGATGAAACCACAAGACATAGAGAGTGCTAAGTTTATTAAAGTAGGTGAGTTTGATTATAAAAGGAAAAATGATAAAATATAAAGACCAAGAATATAAAATAGTCTGCGTCACCCCAGCAGGACGCGAACGATATATATCAATCTTCAAAAAATTTATTTACCGAAAAATGGACGAAGGGCTTGTAGATAGTTGGCAAATTTGGATGAACACAAAGAATCCATCAGATATTGCTTTTTTAGAGAGTATGGAAAAGGAAAATCCAAAGGTTAAAATTTGCAGAATATCGGGGACGATAACAACTCCAACTTATGATTATTATTACGACACCCAAGATTTTAACCCGATTAAGACATACAAATTTTTAGTGAATACGCACGATGATAACGCAATTTATATCAGATTCGATGACGACATTGTATGGGCAGAAGAAAATGCTATTGAAAGAATATGTCAAGCAAGAATAGATCACCCCGATGCATTTGTTATTTATCCAAATATAATCAATAGTACAATTTGTACCAGCTGGCATCAAGAGATTGGAGCTTTAAGCGAAGAATATGGTATAGTTAGAAGAGAAAGACCAGACGACCCAGATTGGGCATATTTGGATGCATTCAATTATTCTGATAGTGGACTGATAGATCATATTCACAAAACATTTCAAAAAAGGTATAACGAGGGTAGTTTATCGGCTTATTATTTACCAAGTAAATCATTTGACGATTATAAGCATTTTTCAATATGTAGTATCTGCTGGTGGGGTAAAGACCATATAAGTTGCGGACACATTGAAGAACCCCAGATGGCTTGGGAGTTGCCAAAGTTATTTAAGAGACCAGTTTGGTTTGTGGGAGATGCTTTGCTTTTTCACGCATCTTATCACACTCAAAGAGAGTATTTAGATAAAGTTAGACAACCTTACTATTTAGATTTTTTTAAAAGTATCGTAAAGTAATAAAATAATTAACTTACCACCCTTGTCCTACACCTTTCTGGTAAGTTGGGTGCAGGACTGGGGTAAAACAATATGCCAAGCGGAATATACGAACATAAATTACATCAAGGTTTTCAAAAAGGTCATTCGTTTTATGGCAATATATCAAGGTCAAATTATTTTCACAAAGGAGAACATAATGGAGTTGAGTTTAGGAAGGGAAACAAGAAGTCTGGAAAAGCTTATTCTTGGGATAGTGGTGATAAACATCCATTATGGAAAGGAGATAGTGTAGGATATGGTGCACTTCATTCTTGGGTAAAAAGATGGAAAGGAAAATCGCTTTATTGTGAAAATTGTGGTAAAAACGGAAAGATATTAAAAAGAGTTTGGAGCATAGATTGGGCTAATATAGACCATAAATATCGCAGGGTTTTAGAAGATTATATTGGTTTATGCAAAAGTTGTCATAAATTATATGATATTGAAAATAATTTAAAAAAATGAAATCAAGCAAAAAATTAAAGGAATGTTTGGACGCCCATATAGAAGCAGTGGTTCAAAATGATGAATACAAAATTAAAGAACTTTATGCTGTTGACAAAGACATAGAATATGTTATTGACTTAGGAGCAAATCTTGGAACATCTGCCTTTAAAATTCAAACATTTTATCCCAAGGCAAAGATATTAGTTTGTGAACCAGAACCCGAGTTGATGAAATATGCTAAACTGAATACAGGGAACAAACTAACCTATGTCGAGAAAGCCATAATCGGGGACGATAGAAAAGAAGTTATATTTAATGTTTGTAAGTGGGCAGGGAACGGACATGTTGACGGACATTTCAGATGGGATTTATATGCCCCAATGGGTTCAAAGAAAGTAGGAGAGATTAAAGTTCCAGCTTGCACCCTGAAAGACTTAATTGACGAATATAACTTCCCACGAATAGATTTACTCAAAATAGACACCGAAGGAATGGAGTCAGAGATATTGAGAGCATACAAACCATACTTAAATAATGTAAAATACATTAGAGGAGAATGGCACGGGGACAAGGAGAAGAGTTTGATTAGAGAGATACTACAAGACACCCACGAAGTTTTAATGGAAAGTATAATGGAAACCAATGGGGGAATATTTGCAGAAAGGCGGAAAGATTTAGATGTGCCAAAGGTTCTACCACAGAATGTAAAGCGAGGAATTGTGATAACGACCAGTTTATACACAAAAGATTTCTTAAAAGATTGTTTGGAGAGCATCAAAGACACCACATATCCAATAATTGTTTTGAGCAACGGGGGATATACTCCTAAAATGGATATGTGGAAAGAAACTAAATGGCAAGATTGCAAGTTAATAGTTAATCCTATTAATGGTTGGGAGTTAGCAGGTATTCAAGCTGGAAAAGATGATTTTGATGAATTTTGTCATTTAATGGACACGACAATAGTAAAAGACATATCTATGTTTGATAAGTTATTCGCGATAGAAGGAAATGTTGTCTTGACCAAAGGAAACTTTCATTATATGGGAAAGTTTGAGACAGCACGACTTCCAAACTTACCAATAGTTCAAACCAAAGATGTAGCGATTATGTTAGAAGCACATTGGTTGAAGTATTATAGAGAATTCAATCCTGATTTACCTGTTCAATCTGACATATTCGAAACCAAGTATGGACAAAATAGAATGAGATTAGAGAATCAATATATGGTCAAGTGGAAAGGAACTTGGCAGAGGCAACAAGAGTCAGATTTATTATGAATACAAATAATTCAGTCTAAACTGTAAAATGGGAAATCCAAACGCAAGAGGTAAAATAGGTAATGTCGGAGGCGGGAGGAAAGGTTATGAGTGGGAAGAAGACCAAAAAAAGCAAATGAAAAAACACTTGAATTGGTTTTTTGCTTACATAGATGCTGTAAGAAAAGGGAAGAATACCGAAAGAATGGATAAGCAGTTTGAAAAATTAGAAAGGGTTTTATTAAAGATAATGGATAAACTTCACGCTAATAAGACAGACCTAACAAGTGGAGGAGAGACAATAAAACAAATACCAATTTATGCAACAAAATCTTTACAAAACGACGACAGCGACAACCAAGATATTCAATCTGAAAAAGAGGATTAGAGCTGTTTCGGGTGGCACAAGTTCAAGTAAGACAATATCAATTCTTATATGGTTGATTGACTATGCACAAAGCGTGAAAGACGAAGTGATTACAGTTGTAGGAGAATCAGCACCACACTTAGACTTAGGAGCGATAAGAGATTTTAAGAACATAATGACAGCTCACGGATACTGGGACGACAACAGTTGGCTGGCTGGTAAGAAGTATAGTTTTCCGACAAGAAGTGTTATAGAGTTCATTTCATTTGACAAGTTCGGTAAAGCACACGGGCCAAGAAGAGATATACTTTTCTTAAATGAGGCAGTTCATTTTCCGTATAATATCGCAGACCAGTTGATTACAAGAACACGAAAGATAGTTTGGATGGATTGGAACCCATCAGAAGAGTTTTGGTTTTACACAGAGATGTTGGGCAAGAGAGACGACATAGATTTCTTGGGAGACGGATATTTAGGACCATTAACCTATTTAGACAACGAAGCATTAGACGCAACAACAAAATCAGAAATAGAAGCACACAAAAACAACAAGGAATGGTGGACAGTTTATGGTGAAGGTAAGTTAGGAGTTATTACTACAAGGATTTACAAAGACTGGCAAGTGATAGACGACATACCGCACGAAGCCCGATTGGTAGCAAGGTGGTTGGATTTCGGCTATTCAAACGACCCTTCAAGCATAGGCGATGTCTATGAGCATAACGGTGGCTACATAGTTGATGAGCAGTTGTATCAGAAAGGAATGTTAAACAAAGCATTGGCAAATGTCTTATTGGCTCTTCCTACGCCACAGACACTAACGATAGCAGATTCAGCTGAACCGAAAAGCATTGACGAGATAAGAAGTTTCGGAGTTAATATAGTTGGAGTTTCAAAACAACGAGGTGAGTCAAAGACAGAAACATTTGTTAAGTGGTCAATAGGCAAGGTTCAGAACCAAAGGATTTCAATAACACGAAGAAGCTTCAACACCTTAAAAGAATATCGTAATTATTTATGGATGGTCGATAAGGACGGCAAGATATTAAATGTGGAAGAACCAAGATGTGCTAATCATAGTATGGCGGGAATAAGATATGTT